GTTAACCCTTGACAACATCCTTACGGTAGGGGACGCTACCCATTAACTTTAACATTTTAAATATTTCTTGACAAATCTTAATTGACGATGTAAGATTTATTTTAATGTCAAGCCTTGCTGAAAAATCAAAAAATAATAATATGGGCCTATCTCTGGTTGCTGCTATTGGTAACAATAGCGGGGCATCTCAGCAATGCCGACATTCGACCAGATTTAGGCCCATTCTTTTTTTAAAGGGGGTTAATTAATATGTCAAACCTTATAAGTCAAATCAAATTCAGGCTCTGGCGTTGGAGATTCAGGCGTCATAAAAACGATGTAATAAAGGATATTATTAGGCGGATGGTAGTAATTGGGCATATCAGATCATCATCGAGGGAGTATTAAAATGAATCACTGGATAAGTAATCTATTCTCATTTATCGCCGGATATGTTTTCGGCGGAATTGTAACATTCGGAATAATATTTTTATCAGCATTTTTAAAGGAGGATAGAAATGACAGACAATAAAGAGGCGGTGGATGCTATATTGCAGGGAAGTCATTACATGCTCGGGAAATTTGTAGGTCTTGCCAAAATGGCGGCCTATTTCGGGCCAGGAGACATGAATGCGATGTACCGCATCAACAAGCGGCTAATTGAACTTGGTCAGGAGTACGATGAAAAGTTCAAAAATATCGATATAAAAACATGTACTAAAATGCCTACAACCTGTCCCTGCATCATGTGTCAGAGTGTGAGGGATGATGCAAGGCAGGAGTTAATGTCAACGGAGGAGGAGGTGGAAGATGTATAAAAGTGAAACTATAGGGAAATTGGCTGAAGCCTTGAGTAAAGCTCAGGGCATGATGAAGGGGGCTATCAAGGATAGTCAGAATCCATTTTTTAAGCAGTCATACGCAGATTTATCATCTGTCTGGGAGGCTTGTAGAGAACCGTTATCAAAGAATGGCCTGTCTGTGACACAGACAACACGCACAGGAGATGGTGGAGAACCGGTCATCATAACTACATTATTGCATCTCTCAGGTGAATGGGTATCAGGGGAATTGCAGATGAAACCTGTCAGGACTGATCCTCAGTCTGTAGGGTCTGCAATCACCTACGGCAGGCGGTATGCCCTGTCAGCAATAGTAGGCATAGCTCCAGAGGACGATGACGGGGAAACAGCACAGGGAAGGAGTAAAGAACCGTTGCCTCCAAAGGAAACTGAAGTACCGGCAAAAACAAATTATGATTTTTTGCAGGCGATGAAGAAAATTAAGCAGAGTATAGGTGATGAAGCATATTACAATATCCTGGGGGCTGGCGGATATAAGCACAGCAACGAGGTGAAAGATAGGGATGTTCAGATTACCCTGTACAAGGTAATGAAAAAATATAAGGCTATTCAAAATGAACAGAAACCGGCAGAGGTAGAGGAGGAATCATTATGATACAAGCAGGGGTTTTGTGGCTTAAAAAAACTAAAGATGGAAAAACATTTTTCAGCGGTATAGTTGAGATTGAGGGGATAAAAACAAAGGTAGTAATATTTAAAAATGATTATAAACAAGGGGATACACACCCAGATTACAAAATATATCTGCAAGAGGAGAGTAGATATAGACAGGAGGTGGAACCAGATGAAGACAACCCACCATTCAACCCGTTTGAATAAAGTAGCATCGGAATCAGGTCATTATTACTGGCCGGACGGCCGGACGGCCTATACTATCATAGGCAAGAATGGTAAGGAACGCCCGACAACTCTGAGAGATGCCAAAACTCTTGGGCTCTTGCCGAGCGTGACAGAAGTATTGAAGATGCTGCCAAAACCTGGCTTAATATCCTGGCAGAAAAGGCAGGTGCTGATGTCTGCCCTTACTCTCACACGTCTACAGGATGAGCCTGATGATACCTATATCGCCCGTATCCTAGCCGACAGTGATGAGCAGGCCCGGATAGCAAGAGAAAAGGGAACTGCCATACATGGGGCCATAGAACGATATATGTTTGGTCAATCTGTGTCAAAAGAATATATGATATATGTCAGGGCGGTAATAGACGCCCTATACAAATATTTTAGTGATCATTTTCTTCTTGGCATGAGTATCCTGACTGATTATTATTATGAGCCAGAAAAATCATTTGCCAATGTTGGGCTGGGGTATGGTGGGAAGGTGGACTTACATAACCAAGATTTGAGGATAATTTTAGATTTTAAAACGAAAGAGTTTTCAGAAGAGACGGATAAGCTGACATACCCTGAACATGTCATACAACTTGAGGCGTATCGGCATGGATTGGAGATGCCGGATGATGCCCGCATATTGAATGTATTCGTCTCCACAAGCAATCCAGGGCTTGTACGGGTCGTAGAGCATGAGCATAACCCTAAGCACTGGCAGACATTCCTCGCCTGCCTTGAGCTGTGGCGGAAACTGAAATATGACTAATATCCTATATCGCGCGATAATTGAGGATGTTGAGATCATCCCAAAAATTCGGCTGCCGCTGAAAATGAAATGGAGTAAACAAGGGAAAAGGTATCTGGAGCATAAAGAGCAGCTTTCCTGGATGTTAAAGAAACACTTTAAGTTTATCGAGCCAATTGATTATAATGTAAGCATATCGTGCGCAATACATCTTGCTCACCGGCGGCGGGTAGACCTTGATAATTTGCTTGGCTATGTGTTTGATAGCCTGCAATATGCGGGGGTGATCAAGGATGACAGGCAAATAGTAGAGGTCAAAAAGTGTAATGTGTTCAGAGATGGTTGCGCGCGGTTAGTCGTGGAGTTGAGAAGGCTGTAAATTTTCCCTTGACAAATTATAATTGCCGTGGTAAGTTGATTTTGATGATCATACTTAATATAAGATATAATAGAGTTATGGGATGTTTTGCAGCGGTAACGCTGCAAAGGCTACTAAGGGCCGATCATCCATCCCATATACAGAGCCTCGGTAGTTCAAAAGACTATCGGGGCTTTTTTATTCTGCTAAAGGTATGGGTGCATATACTCCTTCCCATACGCCTGTCAGATAGGTAGATAGGGAGAAAACGGGAATCAAATTTACGGGATAAGAGACTTCTTCTGAGGGACTTGTTTGTCTCCCCGACTGTGATCTATCAGTTGGTGAATTTCCGATTTTTGATTGCGTATATATTTATATTTAGTTATTCCTTTTATCCTTAAGCATTTCAGTTTTCTGAAGTTTTTAAGGATAATCATAGGAAAAAACAAGTCCCTTATGCCTGAGAAAGGAGAGTTATGAAAAAGGATACTAATCCAGACATAAAAGTATTCATCGACTACGCTTTTAAGACCCATATGGATGCCACAGGCACAAAATTATATATACAAGGGAAGTGTGCCAAGATAATTGAGCGGATGCTCAACACATTTAGTTTGCCGGAACTTAATGAGCTCTGGGATAAGTTCCTTGTTTGTGACGATGAGTTTGTGCTATCCGCGGGATATAGTATGTCTGTGTTTGAGAGCCAGATCAATAAATTGCAGAATGGTCATAAGGGTAGGAAGACTATTTTGGATACTTTACGAGGAGATAGAGATTTTGGAAAAGAAAGAGATACAAAAGATCATATCATACCTTTGCGCCGCATATCCTAAAAGTGATTGGGGTAAGCAGCCTGACATGACCCTACGCATATGGGAAGATGTGCTCCTCACCTTTCCCTATTCTGCGGCGCAAACGGCATCCAAAGAATATATCCTGGGTGGGAATAAATATTTCCCGGTTTTGGCAGAATTTGTTAAGCTGGCAGATAAAGTTTGGGAGCTAGAAATGGAGCAAAATAAGAGAGCTGATCGGGAAGCTGATATGGCAGCATATAGAAAAATTTTCCATGAGCCTGTAAGCGGGTTTGCTCAAGGTTATGTGAGAGATTCAGTGGAACTGATACGGGCCGTGCACGCTCATGAGGTTAAGTTTGGCTCTGCCGAGTGGTGTATGAGATATATGGAGATATACGGAGTTGGGGTTGACCCTATGACCGGAGTTTAATGGGGGTAAATAAGAGTTATCCACTATAAAAAGGAAAAAATAAATGAAAAAAATACCAACTATATATTTGCGGGATGACAAAATGAGGATGACCAGGACGCCAAATCCTACGTGTGATTGGGTATTTCGGGGTATGATGAAGGGTATGGCGGCAATTAGGAAATATGATGGAACTTGCTGCATGATTAAAAAGGGTAAACTGTATAAGCGGAGGCAAATTAATTATGGGCATGTTATCCCTGAAAAATTTAAGCTTGCGGATACGGATGACAACACAGGGATCCAATATGGCTGGATGCCTGTAAATCCAGATGATCCTCAAGATAAGTATCATATAGAGGCATTCAGCGAAAAACCACCCTTGTACTGGGATAATGGCACATATGAGTTATGTGGGCCGAAGATACAAGGGAATCCTGAGGGGTACGATCGGCATAAATTAATACATCATGCTTATGACGCTGATTCATACAGTGGTGTGCCGACTGATTACTATGATTTGAGAGCGTGGTTAAAAGACAGAGATATTGAGGGAATTGTATGGCATGCTTTTGATGGGCGGATGGCCAAAATTAAAAAATCTGATTTTGGCTTAAAAAGAAAATAGGGCAATAAGATGAAATCTGTGACGATCAAGGATATGAAAGGGGCGATCATACTAAAGTTATTGGAGCGTAAATCAGGCAAATTTGAGCTGATCCTACATAGGGATATACAGGGTAAGGTAGATATTACTGTTCGTGATGATCAGGGGTGCATGGTATGGTTCCAAAAACACCCCTGATTTCACAATTGATATACCTTCATTTCTGCCTTGGCCTTATGGCCTTTTCCTGCTGCCAGTATCTACTATGGCAGCATGGGCATTGTTTCGGGGTGTATCCTGTCCCCCTGGAGATCCACAGCATGGCACCGTGCCGGGCACAGTGAGAGCCGTGCCTACACCTGGTGCAGATGTATGTTTTGAGCGTGATATTAGTGATTTTCTTCTGCGTATTTTTTTCATCTCCTGAGCAGTACCCGAACCTGTAGGCCCTACCTTCATCGCACGTTACTTGTATTTTTTTCATTTCTTTCTCTCCTTATTCCGGTATATTCACCCCAATAAAAATTATGGATAGTATCAAGCGTTCCGTATTTGTGTCCTATATGGATTACCCCATAAGCCTTAATCCCATATATTTCACCCGTATCATTTACGATCATATATTTGCCAGAGCCGCCCACATCGATTTTAGTATATTTCTTGCCAACGTGAATTGTTTTCATTTTTCTCTCCTCATTGTTTCCCGCCGGTGACATTCCGGGTGGTACAGATTTCAGCCAGTGCCATCGCCATAGCCACTGCCATAGCCATCACCATCGCCATCGCCATAGCCATAGCCATAGCCAGAGCCAGAGCCATCGCCAGAGCCAGAGCCATCGCCAGAGCCAGTGACAGTGCCAAAGCCATAGCCAGTGCCATAGCCATCGCCATAGCCATCGCCATAGCAATAGCCAGAGCCAGAGCCATCGCCAGAGCCATAGCCATAGCCATCTCCAGAGCTTATTGTTTCCATATTTTCACCTCCGCAATACTCTGAGCCGCCACAGGGCTGATCGGTATTATTTCTATGACTTCGGTGAGCAATACTTCGCTGACCGGCTCTGGAAATTTGCAATCAGCGGGTTGTGATGTCCCCGACATTGCGAGCTGACTCAAACTTGCCGCTCCTGCCCAATACCATATCCGTCGTGCATCTTTGAGCAGGACTTCTTTTCCGTTCCTTGAGACTATGGTTCCGGCAAATACTCCTGCCGAATATGATCTGACCATGCAATATCTTCCTTCCATTGTTTCCGTGGTTTTTGTGTTTTTGCCTTCGATTACTTTTTTCATTTTTTCTCCCTTTATTTTCCCCCGGCGTCATTGCCGGAGTTCGGTGATTTTGTCGTTGTCATGTTAATAATCCTCCTTATGTGTAGGCTCATAGCTCGGAACCTCTGCGGCTCTCTCGTCCAGTTGGTCCATGGCGTTAAGCAGTGTGTGGCACGGTTTGCAGTAATGCGCGACCACCTGTACCTTGTTATTACCAAATCGGCTCCACTCCTTTTGGCCGTAAGCTGTGCGCGAGTCAAGCCAGGCGTTGCATCGGTTGCATCTTGTTTTATAATCCGCATCCTCCATCTCTACAACTGCATCAATGTTTCGGTAAGATAGTACGTCGCCTTTTCCGGCTGCGGTCATTGCCTTACGCATTTGGGCCAGGATTGCGTCTGTAAAATAGTCAATCTTGGGGTGGATGATCGTTTCTACCGTTCCGTCCGGCCTTTTGATGGTGACTTCGGCCTTTCTTTCTTCGATGATCTTCATTTTATCCTCCATAATTTTCCCTCCGGCGTCATTGCCGGAGTTACTATTATCCCATATCTATTGTGTTACTCTGGTAGAACATACCCATTGTTCACCAGTGCCCTGTATAGGCCGGATCAGGTAATCTACTCTATCCCATACCTTTCGGGCATCTAGGATCTGTACTATCACCTGTAGCTGCTCTATCCTGAGCCTTCCTGTAGCAATCCCCGCTGCATCGGTCTTGATTCCTGCTATCATAGTTTTTGCCGTCATCTCGTTCACCCCCTTTCTTTACTAAGAGTATAGCTGATTGATATATACATATCAAGTACCATATGTAGAGGTTAGGAAGCCGAGGACTACGATTAGTAGTGTGTCAAATCATTGACTACAACGTATTGGGGTTTTGTGGATAACAAACCACAATATAACAGGATATTAACAAGGCATCGTCCCTGTGGATAAGTCACTTAACCTATTGACAAATAAGATAAACAAATAAGTTATTAACAGTTAATTAACACCGTGGGGATAATTATGAGACTTGACATAACTACGAAAGATATGGTATATTGCATCTTGCAATGTCTAATGTCAAGCTATTACCTCAGCATAGGGCGTTCATAGCCAAATATCTGTCCAACGGATACAACGGTACCCGCGCATATCTCGCGATAAAGCCCAACGCAAGCTATGACACAGCACGTGCCGAGGCGTCAAGGTACCTATCACATCACTGCATCCAGGAGGCCATCAGAGCGCATCTGGATAAGGCAGATGTGCACGCTATAGCCTCGCGCCAATATCTTATTCGGCAGGCGCACGAGATTGGTGAGGAGGCGCGTGCAGAAGGTCAATATAATCCAGCACTTACGAGCGTAGACTTAAAGGCGAAACTAAACAAGCTGTACGATCGCAACGAGGATGATATGTCAGGCTACGCTGCTCTCGTGCAGCAGCTCATCGTCGTTAATCCACCCGCTCCAGACCCCGATGTATCGACTCCTGAGCCTATCGATATTACTCCGACAGACCCCGATTAGTCAATCAATTCAGACACTTAAGTCACAATAGATAAAGTATACATAATAGCTATTATCAGACATTTACATGTATGTAGATATGTGTAATAGGCAAATGTAAAGCATGCTTGTAAGAATACAGGGTATCCGGCCCCCTCCCCCCCCCTAGGTAGCGTTATAGTCCTCTTGCACGATTTTAGGAATTGATTGCCTTGCGTTATGGATAGTTTAGAAAGTGATAGGGGTGATTCTACGCTGTGTAGAATGTTCTGTGCAGTATAAGGATAATAGAAGGGATTATCCTTTTTTGATAAAGATGAGTCAGATTGATTAGAACAAGGTGTTGATTATGGTGCCTGAGTCAATCTATTCTTTATCTCAACGCAATAGATATTGCTCTCATAGTCCGGAGTTGTAGTGAGAGTGGCGAGTCGGTTTTGTTTGTTGTGTGACAATTCCCGCCTATTGCGATTACCTGATGATGACCCACAGGTTAGGGGTTCGGGTATTCCCTGGCTCCCAAAGATAGGGCTATATTGTCCTATCTTAAAGATTAGTTCATTTCTTTCTCTTTCTTTCTTATCTGCGGTCTGGTATCCAGTGGATAGAGAGATAAGGTTAGCCACTCCAAAACCATAACAGAACTATTATAATTTGTCAAATACATGTAGTATCAAGCTTGACAAATGTATATATTAGTAGTATGTTTCAAAATTGAAACATGGATAGTCCTGAAAAAGTAAGGCATGATAAATGGCTTCTGTTCGACCGACTGGGGTATAAGGTTACCCATAAAGAGGTTAGGAGATTCCATAATTCAGATGCAAGAGTTAAGGTATGTTGCGCTCCACGCCGTACTACTAAGTCATATTCAGCAGCTAAAGATGTCCTGGCTACTATACTACAACCCAAGAAGAGAGTTTGGATAGTGGGGCCCAACTATTCTCTGGCAGAAAAAGAGTTTAGATATATATTAGATGATATGGTAATAAACAGGATAAAGTTAGGTCTGCCGATGCCAAAAAGTTATAATGTATCGTCTAAAAGCGGGAGATTATATATAGAGTGGGGTAGAGGAAAAGACCAATCTGGGAAAGAAGTCATATGGGATACGATAGTTCAGGGTATGTCAGCAGAAAATCCAACGAGCCTACTCGGTGAGGCAGTAGATGCCGTAATATATTCAGAGGCGGCTCAGATGACAAGAGCTATCAGAGAGCAGTACGTAGCACCAACCTTGAATACGACAGGCGGGTATGAGATTATCCCTACTACCCCAAGTCAGTCGGCTGAATGGGTACATGAACTCTGGTCTATAGGGCAAGAAGGAACTTTCCCTGAGATAGAATCATTTCATTGGGATGCCTCTGCTAATCCATCCTATAACTGGAAAGATTTCGAGCAAGCAAAACGGTTCTACGGAGAAGATTCCCCCGTATTTAGAGAACAATATCTTGGGGAATGGGTTTTCTATGCTGGAGTAGTCTATCCAACATTTAATCCAGATAAGCACATAATAGAACCATTCGATATTCCACGGGACTGGCCGAGAATAAGAAGTATAGATTTTGGACACCGAGATCCGTTTGTATGCCTATGGGGAGCTGTAGGCCCTAATAATGAGATATATATTTATAGGGAATACTATAATCGTGATGGTATGCCTATAAAATATCATGCAGGAATGATTTCCGAACTGACAAAAGATGAAAAAGTAGTACAAACAGTAGGAGATCCATCATCATCTCAGGCTATAGATGATATGTGCTACGAAGGACTTCCAGTAATTCCAGCTAATAATGATAGAGGAGCAGGAAGATTGAGGGTATCGGAATATATGCTTCCTACCCCAGATGGACCTGCCCCTCATCCGATACATGGATCAGTATCAGCAGATGTTATTGCGAAATATCCAAGACTATATATATTTAATACAATAAAAGAATTACCAAGAGAAATAAAATTCTATAGATGGGCAGAAGGAAAGAATAAGGAAGGCGAGAGAGAGAAAACAGAAGGGTCGGACCATGCCTGTGACTCCCTCCGTTATCTTTTAATGACCAGGCCAAGTCCATTCAGGGAGGCTCATCGAGTTCATCCTAATTCTTTCTTAGGATGGCTACATAAGATCAGGGCAAATAAAGACAGAGGTCAATTCATAGGAGCTGATATTGGCAGATAAAGACTTATCACTATGGAAAGGTAGACTTAATCTATCTCATAGGAAACATAAAAAAGAGATAGAAGATAATATTAAAAGATACCGAAAATATTATCGGGGTGATCAATGGTTATCTGAAGCAGCACGAGGGGCTTATAATGACCAGATAGTAGTAAATATGGTATTTGCCAATATAAAAACCATTCTTCCTTCCATAAACTTCAAAAACCCTAAGATATTCGCGAAAGCAAGAAAAAAACCATACCGGACTCCTGATGGCGGATATTTTGATACCTTATCTGCTGCTATAATCTACGAACTACTCCTTAACTATTATTACCAGGAATTAGATATAAAAAGACAAGTTGACCTATGTCTTATGGATGCCTTAATCGGACCATGGGGTATAGCTCAAATAGGTTATACCACTAAGACAGAAAAGATAAAAGATGGAGAATTACTTGAAATATTAGAGTTTATAAGAGAAGAATCACCATATGTGCAGAGAATATCACCCCTTGATTTTAGAGTAGACCCAGAAGCTAAAGATTCAAGATTATCTGATGCCAAATGGACAGCAGTAAAATGGGTTAAAGATTTATCCGATGTCAAACGTACTGATAAATATAGTAATACATCTAAACTAAAGTCTAATTATACAGCAGGGATAGAGGATTCACCAGGTGCAGTTAAATCTCCAGATGATAAATGGGTGACTAATTCAGAAGATTTCCAGAGAGTAGAAGGGTGGGATATATGGGACAGGAAAACAAATAAGCTCATTACCATAGTAGAAACTCACGATAAGATGTTATTTGAAGATGACTGGCCCCTAACGTATGAAGGATTCCCTCAAGAAATAATTTATTTTAACGAAAACCCTGATGAATTATTCCCTGTATCTGATATAAATATATATCTACCACAGCAAGATGAATTAAACCGGATAAGATCGCTGCAATTGGAACACATAAAGAAAATATCTCAGAGAAAATATTTATCTCAGCAGAATATGCTCTCTGAAGAAGAGAAAAGAAAGATTACTCATGGACCTTCGGGTACTATAGCTGAATCAACTGGAGACCCAGAGCGAGCACTAGTTCCTATTAAGGATGCTAATATATCTCAGGATATATATTTAATAGCCCGCCTCCTTAAAGAGGACATCAGGGAAGAATCAGGAATACCTCAGTTCGATCAAGGAATAGCCCAGAAATTCGATACCGCTACTGAACCTGCCCTTATTGCTCAGGGATCACAAAATAAAAAAGGCGAAAGAATGCAGATAGTAGAGAATTTCGTCTGCCGTATAATGAGGAAATTTGCCGAAGTCCTGCAGCAAACTATGTCAGACCAAAGTATCCCATTATCTAATAACCAACATCAGGAGGTTATGAAATATATCCCCCATAAATTAGAAAAAATAGCTGGAGATAATAGTACTGTAATTTTGCCCTGGCTTAATGCCTCAAAAGACGATATACAGGGTGAATATGATTTCGAGATTGAAGTCGGAAGTATGCTTCCGGATAATAAAGAGCAGAGGAAAAAAGATGCAGTAACTATGTGGCAAATGTTTTCTCAAGATCAGTATTTCGACCCTGTATCTTTAAGAAAGAAGATTTTGGAAGCATTTGAAGTAAAAGACTTGGAATTAAAAGACCCACAAGTAGTACAACAAGAGCAGATGCAGCAAGGACAGACTATGCTTGCTGCCGAACAGGCTAAACAACAACCAAAACATCAAACTGATTTAGCAAAGACCCAAATGAAAAACCAGACCGCATTAGCCGGAGTTAATATTAAATCTCAAACTACCCTTGAAGCAGAAAAAATAAGGGCAAGAACAGTATTACTGTCCGCGTTATTAAATAAAGATAAAGGGAACCAGAATAAATAATGCCTACATATCAATATAAATGTCCAAAGTGCAAGAATATATGGGAAGAATATAAAACCATTGACAAGAGAAATGATGTGGTATGTTTCTGTGGAGAAAAACCAAGAATAATAATATCACAGACCCAAAGGCCAGTGATATATGAATATTATAGCGAGGGTCTGGGTGAATATATTACCGGCCCCAAGCAAAAAAGATTAATTATGAAATCTAAAAATTTAGAGGAGGCGTAATATGTCTAAATGGATACAGGGTGCAATTAAACATAAAAGTTCTTTAAGAAAAGCACTTGGTATAAAAAAGGGGAAAAATATACCAGCATCAGAACTAGAAGTTTCTAAATCAGATTCTCCTCTAATGAAACGAAGAAAGATATTGGCAAAGACACTATCTATGATGAGGCATAAATAATGCCACTTACCCCAAAAGGCAAAGAAATATTATCATCAATGCTTAAAACTTATGGGAATAAGAAGAAGGCAGAGAGTGTATTATATGCCTCTATAAATTCTGGAAAGATAACTGGAGCAGAAGGAAAGAAGAGAAAACACAGTACATTATCGAGGATATTAAAACATAAATGAAAATGCCAGGTATTAATATATTTTTAATGATGCCTCAAATGACTCCTAATACAGATAAGAAAAAATCTCTATTATCAGATGCATTATCAAACAAACAAGAAGATCAAAGACATCAGGATATGATGATGAAGTTATCCGATATGATACGAGAAATGAGGGCATTACCTCATACTGCCCATGCAGGAGGTGGATAACATGGGGAATGCCTCAATGATGAATCCTATAGCAGTTGAAAATCAGAATAATTATGTTACCAACCTAGATTATGATTCCTATGGTAATCTTATTTATATGGGTAAGGCTATCATAGGTTCTACTACAAATGCATCATCATGGCAGATTAAAAAATTGACATATGATGCCTTAAATAACCTCACTAAAATATCATGGGCAGGTGGGAATGAATCATTTAAAAACATATGGGATAATAGAACAACATTATCCTACTCTTGAAAGGAGATATATATCATGGCTAAGAAAAAGAAAAAGTCCAAGAACAATAAATGCTAAATTATAAGGAGATAGTATGTTAAAAATATTGTTGATTCTATTTGTATTACTTTCATCCAAAGTATCAGTATACGCCCAGGATATTATAACAACACCCTATAGTCTGGGTAATTTAAAGGGAGTGAATCTCCAGGCTGATACCCTGTATCTTACCGCATCTGGTACTTTTGCCGGTGGGCTTGGTACTAATATAGCTACGATAAAAGATATTGTATCAATCAGGGTGGAGTACGTAGTACCTGTTAAAGACACTCCTGATAGATGGGGCGGAGGGATAGGAGTCAATATACCAAAGTTAATTGGAAAAATAGGTGGTGCATGGTTAATGCAAGGTGTTAATGCAAATATAGGAGTTGAAGGATTAACAAGTAAAGTTGGTGGGAGGTTAAAGTTAGAACCCACTATATATCTTAATGTCATACAGGTTGGATTATGAACTGGCTTGAACGCTGGTTACTTAGTCAAGCTGTTAAACGAATAGAGAATAAACTGGAGGATAAAGGTATGGGAAACATAAAAACAACTGCAATAGGTATTATCGGTGCAATAGCAAATAGTGCGTATCCGCTTATAACCAAAGGTAATGTACCACCTGAGACTATTATTGTTTCTGTAATAATAGCCTTACTTGGGTTTTTCGCTAAAGATTATAATGTTAGTGGAACTGGTCAATAATGACAGAGCAAAATAGACGAGCCGGTGACGAGTTACTGGTCAGGCTTGACGGAAAAGTTGATCAGATATTAGAGAGGTTCTGTGAGCATAGCGAGTGGTTAAGAAGTCATGAAACCAGGATTCAGGAATGCGAACAGCAACATATGCGGATTAAAACCATAATAGCTATGGCTGGTGGGGCATTGGCATTATTATGGACTGGCATACTATACTTTTTAACAGGGAAGAAATAATGAAAGAAAAAGATACAGTAACAGTAAGACCAAAGTTTAAACTCACAGAACGACAATATAAAAGCATGGTCCGCGCTACTAAGATAATGGATATATCAATTAGTGAATATGTCAGGATGCAGGTTAAACTTGCACTTGATGGCGGAAAATAAAATGAATAAGATTAAAGATGAGAAGGTTGATATTGATTATATTTTTATGAAGTCTGATGAGACTTCGGCTATTAAAATTATAAATTATAAAACTGGAATGTGTGTATCATGGACACCTACAAAGATTGGGTATGATGCGGGATAGAGAAGTGGTATCTCCCTGGTCTCATAAACCAGGTTACGGGAGTTCGATTCTCCCTCCCGCTACCAGATTGATCCGGTAAACCATCCGTTCTTTGATGACAGATTGAGGATTTATAGAGAAGAATAAATATAGGGTTTACCGGACAGGATAATATTATGGATGTATTTGACTTAATAAAGAAGCATGAAGGCCTTAAACTCAAACCCTATATCGATATGGTAGGCAAAATAACAATAGGCTGGGGCCGTAATCTTGATGATGTTGGTATTACAGAATTAGAATCAGAAATGTTGCTTAAAAATGATGTGGAGAGAGCAGTATTAAGTCTTACTCATTGCTTCACATGGTACTCAAGCCTTGATGATGTGAGAAAAGCTGTTCTTATAGATATGGTATTTAATCTTGGTATACAGGGTTTTTTAAAGTTTGTTATGACAATAGAGCATTTGATGAATGGGGAATATGACCTTGCGGCAGATACAATGCTTGATTCTAAATGGGCTCACCAGGTGGGTGATAGGGCAGTGGAGTTATCAGAAATGATGAGAAGTGGGAAATGGTGCAGTTTGTAGACTCAATGGATGAACTTATAAAAATATTATGAAGGAGATAAAATATGATAACACAATATGATGATTGGAAAGATATTTATTATCGCGGACCCCTACGTCCTATTGGACATACATATCCACCCTCATTTAGAGAGGATAAGGGAGAAAAAGCCTTTAAAATAATCAAGGCATTGATGGATAAAAAATTGGTTCAGATAGAAAAAATAGAGCAGTTTATAGACTTAATGGATGAACTTATAAAAATATTATGAAAGACTTTCTTATAACTTTATTTATAGGTTTTATACTTGGTGCAGGGTTTGTATGGTCTTTGGCAAAACATGACTCTGCTAAACTTCAGATGCAGTTCGGTGAAATAATAGTAGCTATGGAGACAGGAAAGTGAAGAAAACAATTATTGTTTGCGATAAATGTGGAATGCGTATTATAGATGAAAAAATATATTATTTATCTGGTTCTATGTCTAATGATTTAAATTCATTATCGGTGTTAGAAGTTTGTAAGGCATGTGCTACATATAATATTTCTAATAACTATAAGATTTGTGGAATAAAACAGATGGAGACTTAAACGGCAATCTTGTTCACGAAACTTGAACTCTCAGCAGATGAGATGAGTAAATTATATGGTATCTCAAGAAAGTATAGTCTTACCCATGACCAATTTGTAACTGAAATAATGAAGAGATGGCTTGAGTTAGATGATGTAAAACAGTTGGAGGCCGAATATGAAAAACATTATAGGAGGATGTGATTATGCAAGAAACTGAGTACCACGATAAAGTTTTTAGAGAGTTTTTTTCAGAACCTAATGAGATGGAAATTATAAAAAAAATGGATGAAAGGTTTGTAGAATTAAAATCTAAAGGTCATACGTACGTTCGTAGAGTTCCTAATATTGAACGCAACGACAAATGCCCATGCGGAAGTGGAATAAAGTTTAAAAAGTGTTGTATTGATAAAATAAATCAATACTTAAAGTAATGTGTATGAGTTGGAGGACGAGTATGAGAAACTTTATCGGAAACCAAGTTAAGTGGATTGTCTTAAGTGTATTTATGCTGTGTGTCTGTGGCTTGAGTCATGCCGACAGACGCCCTCCAACTCAGGAAGAATACCAGAAATTCATGCCGACAGTTCAGTTATGGTTAGGGGCGAACTGGGAATCCGTAAAAGATTACGGTCATGGAGAATATATAAAACAAAGAATAACCAGTGTTGAATATTGTTGTATTGATAAAGTAGAGGATAAGCACTTACATATAATTGATATAAAATTTCATGCTAAATTTTACGAGCATGACGTTTTAATGGAAGAGAAAGATATGAGTCAGAGGATACTGTTTAAGTGTAAGGGGGATAGAGTAGTTGATTTCGATCCTATGCCAGCTTATAAATTAGAGGAGATAACGTAAATGGCTGTTCAAATAGGATCGAACTCAGATTATTATACAATAGGATTTCCACAACAAAGTAATGTCTGGTTTGATGG